TGTGGCGAACTCGTGCGTTGTATAATGGTGGGCGAAGATGGCGAGCACGATGAAGAAGCGTGGAACAACGAAGATGACAACTACGAAATGCCGTATGTTGGCTTTACTTGTTCTGTTGACGACGATGCTTGGGTTTGATAGACTATAAACATCAACCGCCTTCAGACGGTCAGGCGTTAAAGAGCGTAGTAGCACACAACAATTTGGACGAGTGCCGACTGGTTTTTCTTAGGTCATTGAGGAAAACCTCCACAATTTACACATAAATATCTTTTGTCGGCACTTATAAAGCGTGCTCTATGAATATAATTCATATATTACCTTGTAAGGTCTTGTTGACCGCTATTGGGCACGCCAAAAATGCTTTGTGGCCACTGTTTAATAGCTTTCAGTGGCCACACCAAATATAAGAAAAAGGATACAAATGAAACTATACAATTTCCAGAAGACAGCGATTGCCGATTTGCTGAAAGGCAAGCATATTGTGATTAGTTCAACTGGCTCAGGCAAGGGAGCGATGGCTGTTATCTGGGCAAAGGAAATGTGCAAACGCACAGGCAAAAGCAAAGTGCTCGTGGTGACTACTGCATCTAAAAGTAGGACTGGGGACTTTGAGAGTGACGCAGATCAATGGTGCGGAGAAGAGTTCAGGCTAGGCCTGAAACAATTCAATGTCATCTCTTGGCATAAATTGCGGGCGTGGCAGAAGGCAACCAGCGACATCTACTCGTATGTGGTGGTGTTTGATGAAATCGCTAAAGCAGGTGCTGGCGTGAGTTCTGGGATGGGCAGAGCGTTCCTCAACATCACGAAGATCACTGGCGACTGGGCTGGCTTCACGGCAACCCCTGGCGACACCTGGATGAAATTCTATCCGTATTTCCAGGCGTGTGGCTATGTGAGAACTAAGTCCGAGTTTATCGTGAGTTATGTGAATATGCAGTCATATCGTGGCTTCCCCGAAATCGTTGGCTATCGTCACGAAGACGAACTCAAGAAGTTCTGGAAAGAGATTTCCACAGCCCCAGACACGAGTAAAATGATGGCAGAGTTGCCGCCTGAGACGCATAAGGTGGTGGAGTTTAAGAAGGCAAGCACTTACGACCGCACTATGAAAACTCTGACTGCTCCAGATGGGACAATTCTCGATACGAGTGGTGCATTGTGTGCCGAGTTGCGTAGGCAGTGCTTCACTAAGGACAAGCAACAGTGGATTAAGGACTTCATTGAGAACCTCGGTGACGGTGCTGTAATGTTCTACAACTTTATTGCGACTGGTGATTTGCTTGAGGAGATTATCACGAAGGCTCTGCCGAAAGGTGCGAGGGTGTGGCGTATTGACGGCAAGCATCACGACATCCCCACGGCATCTACGATTGGCAAGTATGACATCGTGCTATGCCAATGGCAGTCAGGATCAGAGGCCTTAAACTTGCAGTTCTTGCATTATTGGGTTAGTGTTGAACTATGCTATTCGTATAGCACTGCTATTCAGGCTCGTGGTCGCATTAAGCGTATTGGCCAGCAAATGCCGATGCACTACTATTACTTGCAGACTAAGGGCACGATTGAGACAGCAATTATGCATTGTCTGAAAAATAAGGGTGAGTTCGCAGAAGATGTGTGGCTCGCAGATTTGAAAGAGAAAGGAGAGTTATGACCCCTAAGGAATTAGTGGAAAAGTTGCGTGGCGAAGCGGTCAATGAGATTGGCAAGGCTCGTCTTGAAGGTGCTCTGATGGTTTATGAGGCCTACCTTGATAAGCAGCGTAAGTATTACGCCAGCCACCGTGATCATCATAACGAGTATCAGCGTGAATATAAGAGGAAGAAAAAGGAGGTTGACGGCAGTTAGTTAGTGGGCTATCATTAAGTCATAGGGTGGCAAAACTATAAAATTTAATACAATTAGGAGACAAATGGAAGTCATCAAAGGCAAGACTTTGACGGCACCGAAGGTTATGATTTATGGCCTTGCTGGTGTTGGTAAAAGCACTTTAGCCAGTAAGATGTCCCGACCAATCTTCCTCGACTTTGAGGGTGGTCTTAACTACTTCGATGTAGCACGCACCCCTCAAATTCAGAAACTCGAAGAGTTTTATGAGGACTTGGCCGAACTCTACCGTGCCAAAGAGCGTGAGTATGACACTATTGTCATCGATAGTGCCGACTGGCTCGTGCGTAAGGTGGTCGAACAGGCTGCTGGCATCGACAAATATAACTTAACGGAAACGCTTAACCGCTCTAATGGTGGTTATGGTAATGGTAAGCAGGTGCTTGAAAATCATATTCGCACTATGCTCTTGCCAATGCTCGTAACCCTCAATAAGAAAGGTTATGGTATCTGTCTTATTGCTCACGCCGAGCGTAAAGATATGATGGACGCCGACGGCGTTGACATCCAACGCATTAGTCCTAAGATCGACACGAACACTATGAATGTGTTTGTCGAGTGGTGCGACAATGTGTTCTATCTCAAACGAGATAACGAAGGCGAGCGTGTGCTCGTGCTTGAGAGCGATAACTGTGCTCTCGCTAAAAACCGCCTTGGTCTTACTGGTGAAGTAAAACTTAAGGATGTTGATATTAACAAATTGCTAACTGCAAAGGAGAAATAAGATGGCAATTAACTGGGACAACCTAGAAGAAGAGATGGGCAGCAAATATAAACCATATGCCGAAGACGGTAAATACACTGTTAAGTGTGTCGATGTCGAGGTTAAAGAGACGAGCACTGGCTCGGTTGTGGAAAAGTTCATTTTCGCAGAGGATGCAAATGTTCAGTTCCCTACTGCTGACCACTGGATCAGCAAGAAGAACCCTAACTTCCGTGCTTACCACCAGAAGAACTTGCTTGTAGTTCTTGGTGCTAGCGAAGCAAATGCTCGCTTGGCTGTTGAAAAGGCTGAGGCTAAGGACGACTTTGATTATGCCGTCAAAGCCTATGAAACCGCTTTTAAGGCCCTTCTAAAGAAAGAGCCGACTATTGAGATTGAGGTTTACACTCAGGTCAATAACGGCAAGGAATACGCTCGTGCTGAGTTCACTGACCGTAAGGTCGCTATGCCACACGACGATGCTAAGAAGCCTTCTGGCTCTGTATCTGTTGCTGACGATGGCGAAGAAGTGGACTTGTCAGACATTCCATTTTAAGGTATAAAAACATTAAGGCAGGTTCGGCTTATTTAATTACCCACCCGTTAATACACCCGAATCTGCCACCAATATAAGAAAGGTAAGAACAATATGGCATTTACTAACAAACTCACCAAGGTTTTGGCTGAGGCAACTGATGTAGCACACGCCGATGGTGCTACTATGATCACCTTCGTTATGAAGGACTTAGACCATAACGGCTTAAGCGAGGCTATGTGTATCGGCAACACTAACGACCCAGGCACGATGATTGGGTTCGTCTCTACCCTGCTCGATAAACTCGAAGAGAACACTGGTATGAGTAAAAAGAAACTCGTAAAGATGATGGAAAAAGGCGTTCACTCGACTGTTATTGCAGAGAAGAGGGCCAAGAACGCAAACGACATCGCTGACGCTGACATTTAATAAGGAGGAATATGGAACACGATCCGCAAGTAGAAGTAAACCTTTACACGCTAGTTGAGAACGCTATGCACAAGGAGCAGGAACTCCAAGAGCAGAGCGAGAAACTAGCACTTGAAGACAAACGCTTCGCCGAATACTTGGCTGCTAAAAAGCACGCCGACGAGGAACTCGAAGTTCTCTGGCAGACCGTTAAGGACTACATGATTGAGAACAAGTTCGCCGAGTTCGAGAACGATTACATTAAACTAAACCTTACCCCTAGTGGTAAGTATCGCACCGAAGACATTGACGCAGTTGATGATGAACTATGCGACATCAAGAAAACCCTTAATAACAAAAAGGTTAAGGCTTATATCGAGCTCAACGGTATGCTGCCAAAGGGTGTAGAGAGCACAGGCTTTATCCTTAGGAAGAAGGTGAAATGAAACTACGCAATTGGGGAACAGGCGGAGAGGAGGAAGAATGAGCGAGTATGAGGTCGGTGAGATTCCGCCAGAGGAACTAGAGAAACAGAAGAAACGACCATATTTTAACAAGGAGGAAGAATGAAAGTTCAAGGAAAGGAAACTAAATATAACATCGGCGACATTGTAATTATGGCGTGGGTGGATAGCGACCCTGAGTTAGCAGTAATCACGGGTATCAATCTAAGATACGACGATAATGACCTAGACGGAAAGATGAGCCACATTTTGACCTACAGAACGACTCAGCTAATGGGAGCGAATCGACAACA